CAGATCAAGTTGATGAGAAGGAAGCAAAAAGGACGGCCTATGCACAAGTCTATCAAGTCCAACTTGAGTGGAGCTTTAAGACGTGAGAACAAAGAACCAGATGTTCCTACTGTGGATTTAATAGTGCAATCACTGTTGAGTAAACACCAGCCAACCTGGTGGGATACTATTGTGGGACACACTCCCATGAGTCTCTACAATCAACATATTGAACTGGATGAACCCAGAAAGATCTCGCTCTCAACTCCTGACCCGTACAAAATGGTCAAATTAGCATCCAAGCTTCCGACTTTGTTAGCAGCATTTCCAATGATGATGTTGTTTTACAAGTACATCACTGCCGACAACAAAACATGGATGGGGTGGGCGAAGAGAAAATTTTATTTTTACGTTCTTCAGACACAAAAGAAACCAAGTTCAAGACCGTTTTCTAGATGGTTTGATGGTGCTCTAGCCTCGTTGTTAGGGATGATGCCATCGACTATAGGGCCCCACGCAAAATATAGTATGTCCCAAACATCAATGTATTTTGGCGTTGGAATCATGGTTACTGTGGAAGAGGTCTACAAATCTCTCATGTATGTCATCTTACAACACTTCTTGTCTGGTTACCGTGTAGTGGATAGTGGACTTGCAAGTACTTTGATGTTAGCAATCCCAGAATTAATAGTGAAGCACTTTAGTTTTGGAGGGAAATACAAACTACATTCGTTGTTGGCTTTTGTGATGCATCTGGGAATTTCTCAACTTCCAATCGAGTACAGATTTCCTTTGCATTTAGCGTACAATAGTGCTGTTTTAGCGCACCATTACTGGCATTTTAGTGTCAAACCTAGGCCTTATACTAGTCTCATTGAAGGACCAATAGACCGCACCATTCCGGTTTACGGATATGAATGCCGCAATCCCCTTAAACAATTGGAGGAAGAAGGTATTATTGAAGTGAAACAAAATGGAAAAACAGTGTTTTACCGTGATAATTCATATGGCGAAGCCACCCAAGAAGATGAATTGATCTCATTGGAAAATACTGAAGAGAAAGGCATCCGCAGAAAAGCTAAAATGTACCCTACTTTAGTTGTCGGAAAAGCTAGACCAGCTATACCCAACCAATCACCCAGAGCAGTGGTTGTTGGACTTTGCAATAGAGCTATGTTTAAAAGAAACAAGCCTAAACCAGGTTACTGGAAGCATTTGTTCAAGGTAGCTGGGCAAATATTGCCGACTGCGGAGGAAATAAAACTACTCTCAGCCAACCACTGGTTGGACCACATGGAAGGACCCAAAAGAAAGAAACAAATTAAGAAGATTCAAGATGTGTTCTTTGGCACGGAAGCCAAGGAAATTAAGACACACATTGAACCAATGATCAAGCTTGAGTACATGCACACGCCGGAAACAGTGCTGTATGGAGATTACCAAGATGGTTTGATCACTGGAAGCAAAGACCCTCGTATAGTGAGTGTGCCTGGGGATGAGCTATCCAAAACTTTTGTGGGACCTTACATGTACTCGATATATAAATCACTCATCAACAAGTGGAATGGATACAAAACAATTCCTACACTAAACAAAGAAGTGATTATGTGGGCAGGTAATGCAGAAGAGGAATCAGAAGCATTGGCAGTCTCAGTTACCAAAAGTGTTAGAAAATTTTTAGAAGCTACTTCGCGGTGTGCAGCTTTAATATCCGTTAGTGGAGATGACAACCATCTAATATTCAGATACCAAGGATATGAATTTTTTTTAACATGTGATGGAAAACGCTGGGACGGCACTATACAAGAACCTGCGTTGATTCAAGAACACCAATATTACAAAACAGTGTTAAGTGATATTGGATCTATCCAAGTAGAATACAAGGAATATGACCAAGGAACAGTGAACACATTCGAATATGGCAG